AGCCATGTTAAATCCTTAGGCAAAAGTAGGGGAGGTCTGGGAATGTGTTAGTTCAAAATCGAACGAGTAAACAAATACCCAACGATCGCCGCGGTTCCCCGGCTCTTCGACGTTTGATCGCTCGGAGATGATCGTTGAGCCGTATATCGTGATGTCACCAGCGGCCCCCGTGTAACCAGATAAACGGTTGCGAACTAGCTCGCCCAGGTCGTAAGCCTTGACGGCTGTTTCGTCGTAGGCGTCGATCTGTAGTATTGATGCCTTGGTGGCCACTTCTTCGGACAAAGAATAGTGCCGCTCGCTGGTGATGTTTCGCAGGATCAACAGAGCACCCTGTACATTCTGGATCGCTCGGCCTTGGTAGATTCGATTGCCAACAACGTCGCGGATGTTGCTTGATCCGTGCAAATACTTTTTAATCTCTCGTTCGATCATGGCTTAGGTACCTCGATCGTCCGTATGTGGCCCTCGATGCCCTTAATGATTTCGTCCCGAATATACTTCTGATTGCCGTACAGTGCCCTACGTAGAAAACTATCCTCTGGCATGTTGCGATTCTTGGAGCCTAGCTCTATTTGTGCCCCACCGAATCCGCTCTTGCTGCCAGATCGTTCGGATGTGCGAACGTGCCGCCCGATTTTGCTTCGGCTTCGTTTATTCGCTCCGGCCTTGATTCCTCTGGCCAGCTTCCCCTCGTCGATGTGCCCGGCAATGCCCAGGTTATTTCGCGCCGCGGCTACAAGTTTCTTAGTGACTTTCTTCAGCTCGTCGCGTGCTATTTTGGTCTGTACTTTTGTTTCTAGTTGGCTGAGTTTCTTGTCTAGTTGCTTGTCGCCGGTAACAATGACCTGCTTCTTCGCCATCACATCCCGCCTTCCGTGCACCGCCAAACGTGGAACCGATTACGCTCGCCTTCGTTTATTACGCTCTCGACCTCAAACACTCGATCGCCTGCAACGAGCCGCATCGCCGAGTTTGCCGTGGCTACTAGGTGCGTCTGGATTCGGTGCGTCACAGAGCTTTGCATCTGCTGGGCCGCTTCGTACTCTCGGCCAGATAACGGCCTGATCTCTCCCCACTGGGTATCGACTTTGCCCCAGGTGGACGGGATTCCGTCGAGGTCGTTTCCCGGCGTCTGCTCCATAATATCGAACAGCAGCTTCATCGGTATTGGCCCCAGGAAAGTTGACTGAGCAACGACTTCAAGCTGCGTTCGTTCGGCTTCGCTTCGCGCTCCGTCAGGTCGCCGAATAAATCCCGAAGCTTGAGTTTGACGGCTGCCTCTGCCAATCCCGGAACGCTGTCGATGTCGGCATAGCCCGCAAGATAATTGATCGTCACCGCGTCGCTGCGGGTTGCCAATCCCGGCAGCGAGTAATCGGCGTCGAACTCAAGAACAGCCGCGCCGTCAGTCTCAGCTAGCAATCGGTAATCAGCGGCCGCCACTGTCTGCGATGCGTCTGCGGTGTCGTAGTACGTGATCGAGCTGATCGACTTCACCGGCTGCCAATCAAACGCTACCGGATTGATCGGCCAGCCGTCGTAGATTTCCGCGATTGTGTAAGACACTCGCAGGGCTCGATGCACCGAACGCTCAACAAACTCCGTAGCGGCGTCGAGCGAAAACTGCACCTCGGTATCTAGGTCGCTGCCGCTGATGCGTAGCGCTGCCGATGCCTCGCCCAACGTAACGCAAGCGGGCGAGCTCTTGGCGGATATAGTCGTGTATTTGCTCATGGTAAAAACTGCCGCCCGTGGTCGACTCTGGAGAACGTGCCACAAGCGGCAGGTGCGGGGGGTTACGCGGTGCCTTCGGCTGTCGTGGTCGAAAACTCGCCAGTTACCGCACCGGTGCCTCCGGTGTTACCAGTCCCATCGCCGTGCGTAACGGGGCTTTCCGATCCGTTGTAGAGATACGCAACGCATGTCTCGTTGGAATTATTAGTCCCGTTCTTGTCGCATTTCAGCAGCAAGTAACGCTCGGCATCGTCCATCACCGCGATGTCGATAAAGCGGACTACATCATCGTCAGCAGCAACGAGATTTTGCAGCGTGCCTGCGATATCTGCACCGCCCGTCAGCGTAGTAGCACTTGCCACTACATTGGATCGACTAACGGAAAGTGCCGTGGTTGCTGATGCTGCCATTGTGCCATTCTGGTAAACGAAACAGCATCCATTGAATCCTAGCGTGTCAACAACCTTGCAAGCCCTGTCTGCTGATGCGGCTGCGTCAAGCGCGGAAAGCACTCCAACTATCTTGATATCTTTTGAGAAAGTTAAACCTGCCATGATTGTCTCCTGTAAAATCCCTCGGCCCGTATTGGGCCGAGGGATGATTGTTGAAAAACTGAAACTAGCTAGCCGCACCAGTCGACAACGCACATACGCCACCGGCATTTGTGCCGTCGCCAACATCGTGAGCAACGATGTCGTAGCGAGTCGTCGCACGAATCGCCAAGCGGTCAGTGTTGAAAGCGTACTGATCGCTTTGAGCAATCCGAACGCCGCCACGGTCGCCAATCAATACGCCATGAGTAAACGCCCCGAAGTACGTGCAAATCGTACTTACTGCCGTGGCGGTTGGCATTTGCGAACTAAAGGAAACCGGCGCACCCAGGAACATAGGTTGGCCCGACGCACCGCCTTCGATGTTGCTAACGGCATTGCCGCCAGCGTCCACCATCAGGTTGAGCATCACCTGGTAATAGAACTGCGAACTGCAAAGCCACGAAACGCCCGCGCCCCAATACTGCGACGGAAGCAATCCCATGCAATTCGTGAAGTTCACGATTGCCAGTTCTGGCCACGTATCGGCAGAAGTTGTCGTCCCGGTTTCCGTTCCAGCCGACCCTACCTCAGTGACCAAGCCGCTGACGTTGCCGTAGGTGCTGGTTCCGTCGCCGTTGATAAACTCATTATCTTCCTGGATGGCTAAATCCAATCCCATTTGCGAAGCAAGATCGTCCATGATTGGAATGATGCTGTCGTCGCTCAGCTCTTGGCTGATATAGGAAAGGATCGCCCGCTTCTTGGCGTTCAACGAAATGTTGCCCCAGGTCTGGTCGCTGTCGGTTATTGCAGCGGCCTCGCCAGGATAGTAAACCGTGGTGCCTGCCGTTTTCTTGGCAACGTCGAGCGTGTCAGATGTCATCGGCATCACGCGGCACAACTGACGAGAAACGCCCGCCGTGTCCCGAACGTCGATGATTGCATTTGACAACGGCGATGGCACCAAGTAACCACCGGCACTCGGTGTGCCTTCGGTCGCTGTGGCTCGGATATCCCAGCCACGGCCAAGGCAATGCGCCTCAGCATCTTCGTCGCGTCGTCCGTTGGTGTAGCCCAGCAACGCTTGCAAAAACTTGCCAGAGTCGTAAGCGTCACGCTCGCCTTCCGCACCTTTGAACGCACGTAACTTGCCGATGCGTCGATACGTCGCGGGCATTGCATCAACGGGCGTGTTGCCGCTGCCTTCAATGCTCACGCCTGCGAACAGTTGCGGCGTGGCGTTCTGGGCTTGGCGTGCGAGTGCCAAGCGAGCCTTTTCCGCTTCCAGTTTCTCAGCCTTGACGAGCGATGCGTTGGCCGCCGCCAGCGTTCCTTCGGCTGACATAATGGCATCCCACGACGCCGTTTCCTCCGCCGTGAACTCACGATCTTCGGTCTCCGCTAAGTTCGACAGTGCCTGGGCGTCGTCGGTTAGCTGCTCGATGGCAGCTTGGATTTCTCTTTTAGATTTCATTGCGGTGTGCCTTTGCTGTTGTCGGCTATCGCAACGAAAAAACGGCACGAACTGCCGACCAAGGAAAAATGGTCAACAAGTCGTGCCGTTTCTTAACGGGGTGAGCTTGCGTCTTTCTGCGTGACGGTGCCTCTTGGTATTGCGTCCGCAAAAGTAGTTGAATTGTTGCCCGCAGTTTACCCCCTCATCTGCTGCCTTGTCAAATCTATTTTCCGCTGCCTGATGTTAGCGGCGATCTGAGCCATGCCCGTAGTGTTTTTCTCGCTACTTTGCCGCCAGTTCTTCGGCGTGTTGCGATAGCCAAACTCGCTGGGAACCTTGCACGCCAGCGACTTGACGCCTTCTGCCATGCCGTCAGCGAATCCCATTTCAACTGCTTCAGATGCCTTTAGCCAAACTTCCTCTCGCATCATGGCTCGCACTTTGTCAGCGTCGCCGCCGATCCTCGATGCGTATAGTTCAGCCATGTCGTTGGCGGTGGCGTTTAGCCTTTCAACCGACTTGGCATGTTCGTCTGCATTGCCCACCGTAGCTCCCCACGGATCGTGGATCATGTAGCGACTGCCGTTTGCCATTGTTACTCTTTCGCCGCCCAGTGCCACGATGGTGGCGGCTGAGGCTGCGAGTCCGTCAATGCTGATGTCCACCGAGCCGCTGTAACCCGCAAGCAGATTCATAATCGTGATTCCGTCAGCGACTAAGCCGCCCGGCGAATTGATTCGTACCAGAATATCTTCGCCGCTCGCTTCCATGATTTGTGCGTGAACCGATTCGGGCGTTACACCGTCAGGGAAGAAACCTTTGCCGATTACGTCGTAGATTAGTATTTCAGCCATTGCTATTCTCCTGAGAGGATTTCTTTGGTGAGTTGTTTGGTTAGTGTTCGGATGTGCGCTGCTCGGTCTTTAGCGGCTGCGGCTTGAGTTGCTGGTGTCGCCAAGTCCATTAGCGTCAGCAAAGCGTCCCAACTATTGCGGCAGTGCCGGGCGAATGTTTCTTCCCACGATGCGGCAATGCCAATCAGGTTAGCGACTTCGCAAGGAATCGTTAGCCGCTCTTTCCAAATCGTCATCAGGTCCGCGTCGCCGTAGAATTTCTCGGCCCACGCCACGTAGTTCTTCGCCGTCCGCCCGGCATTCTCAACTCGATAAGCCTCAATAGCAAGCACTGCACCAATCTGCGACTCGATCAGTTCAGCCGTCTTGCCTTGCTGCGCCGCGACGTTATCGCCGCCTGCTGGTTCGATGGCTGGATTCAAATACTCATCGCCGCCCTCGTAAGGATTCATGTCTTCCAGCCGCCGGGCTTCGTTCGGACTCATAATGCGATGAGTAATTGCGATGCCGTAACTGGTCATTCGCTTTTGAATGTCGCCGCGAAGGAACGCTTCTGGAAACCACTTGAACCAATGGCCGCCGCTCACCTGTTGCGACTTCGTCAGCAACTTGCGCTTCGCTTCCTCGGCGAATCGATTCGTCCAGCGGCTAAGACTAGTCTGAAAATAGTCGCGGTTCTGTTCTTCGAGGTTAGCGCGCACCGCCGAGTTTTCCATTGCGTTGAGTTTGAACGCCGGCAGGTTGAACAACGACGCGACAAACTCTCGGTCAAGCTTGCGGGCTTCCAGCCATTGCGAATCTTCATTGCTCAT